AGCACAAGAACTCTAATACATAGAATGGTTTATTTAAAAATATGAAAAACCTATCACTTTCCGAAGACCAAATCAAACTTCTTGCAGATGCTCTTTGGATGCGTCAAAGATGTTTTATCGCAGGAGACAAAAGATTCAAAGAATATGGGACAATGTTAGATGCACTTCTTGAAGATATGGAATATACCCCCAAAAGATTCTGATTATATTACTGATTATCTTCAATTCATAACAAAACTATATCATCTAAAAATAAGTCATTATAATTACTAAGGAGTTTTCTCTCTTTTATGAAAATCTTTTTAGATACGGCAGATGTTTCAATGATTGAACCAGCATATGATGCTGGATTATTGGATGGAGTCACCACAAATCCCACTTTGATTCTGAAAAGTGGCAGACAACTTAAAGAAGTTATTAAAGAAATTTCAAGTACATTTTCCGAGTTAGAAAGCATTTCGGCAGAAGTCGTTGCAGATACTGCAGAAGAAATGCTCTCACAAGCACAGAAGTATTATACAATTGCACCACACGTTACAATTAAACTTCCCTGCACTGTGGAAGGACTGAAGGCATGTAAGCAACTTTCTTCGGTTGGAGTTAAGACAAATGTAACTCTGGTGTTCTCGGTGGCGCAGGCAATACTCGCATCAAAGGCAGGAGCAACTTATATCTCACCATTTGTCGGTCGTTGGATGGATAATTCGGTAGATGGAATTGAACTGATTAGAAACATTCGTAAGGTATTTGACCAGTCATATACAGATACTCAAATTCTTGCAGCATCCATTCGTGATGTGAGACAGGTAGAGCAGTGTGCCGTATATGGTGCAGATGTCGTTACAATCCCTCCTGTGGTCTTCTGGGCAATGTATAAGAACATTATGACCGAGAAGGGACTTGAGCAGTTTCAAAAGGATTGGGAGGAAGTTCTGAAGAGTCAAAATGATTAAAATCTTTGCACACTGGTTGTCAAATCACACATATGTTATGATTGTGATTAGTGGATTTGTCACGGCACCATTCACATATTTTGCAATAGACAGTTTGAAACATCCAGAAAAATATAATCACAAATGATCTCTTCCACAACTCCAGATAAACTTGCCAATATTATTCGTGACACTTGGCCTGGACTTTACAGACTACCTAAAGTATCTTATAATAAGGAAAAGAATGAAACCAATGAAAAGGTATAATAGTGAAGATTATTTTTCGGTGATTGATAAAGGAACTGGAAGAAAGATTGCCGATTGTGGTGAATATTCGGATGCTATGATGATGGTCTCTTTCGATCCTCAAAATAGAACCATCACAACAAACAAAATGTTGATGGGACCAGTTGTTGATATGGAACTTCCAAAGGCACTGCCAACTTCAGAGATTGTTGTAAATATGAATGGTGGAGTTGGTGGGTCTTGGAGAGTAGAGGAATCCACTGGAAATGAACCTTCGCCACTACCACAAATAAAACTTCCCGAAGGACAGGGAGAACCTGTGAAAGTTTAATAATATGAAAAATACATTTGATTATAAATTATCAGTTCTTTATTATGGAGTTGATGATACTGTTAATAATCATGAGTATTTTGTGAATGACATATTTGCAAATTATAAGCATATTGAATGTGATTATATTTTAGTGGGTCAAGAAGATCATACAGATAAAATATATGATGTTTTCATTTATCATTGTACTGATCCAAATCGTTTGAATCATTTCGGATTTTCTCCTACATATGAACAAACTAAAAATGCTGTTTTAAAATTTAAACCCAAAATTATATTACAATTGGCTGATGAATATCATTCTGAACATAATGAAATTCATAATTTGTTGGGAAACTTTTGTAATTTATTTTTGAGGCAGTATAGGCATCAATCTCATTTTCATTGTTATAATAAAAATGTAGTTCCAATACCACTTGGATATGTGAATGGAATTCAAATTAAAAATAATCCAAAAATAAAACCAATGAAAGACCGAAAGTATAATTGGTCTTGGGTCGGAACCATGAAAACTGATCGTCGTCATATGATCAATACTTTTTGGAATATGTGGAAAAGTGTTGTAATTACAAATGCATATCTTTCAACAAGTGAGATTTTTGATTTATATTGTGAATCAATTTTCGTTCCTTGTGGTAGAGGAAACATTAGTTTAGATTGTTTTAGACTTTATGAATCTACTCTTGCCGGAGCAATACCAGTAGTTGTTGGATCGCCAGAAGAGATTGATTCTACATTTTGTTTTTTTGATGAAAAACCACCTTGGATATTTGCTGAATCATGGGAAGATGCAATTCATAAGTGCCAACAAGTGGAGGGTAATTTTCAAATACTTCAGGATATGCAAAATCAAAATATTGATTGGTGGAATAGAATTGTAAATTTAATTCAATGTAAGGTTTCGGATGCACTAAAAGAAAATGTATGTGATCATTCTGAAGTTATGAATTATGTTATAGATCAAGAAAATAATATTGAAAAGACTAGATCTGTTGTTTGGTATAATACTTGATTATGTTAAGTCGGATTCAAAAATTTCTTAAAAGAGATCAAGATATTACTTATTATGATGAGTTTCATTACATTTATATTACTCTAAAAGAATTAATTGAAGTTATAAAAACAAAGAATAAATAATCATAAGTTGCAAATACTTATGGTTCCTCTACACTCGTTTAAGGACTATCTGTTCAATCTGGAAACGGCAAGTAAAGCAGAAGCAAAACGAATGTGGAGGAAGAGTATAAAGGAGCAATGGGAATACAAGTGTGCCTATTGTGAGTCGGAAGATAATATTACATTAGATCATATTATTCCACAATGTAAGGGTGGACTTGATATTAAGACAAATGTAATTTCCTGCTGCCATTCATGTAATCAATCAAAAGGTCATACTCCTTGGGAAGACTGGTATTCTTCTCAGGAGTTTTTTTGTGAGCAAAAGTATAAAAAAATAAAAGAATGGGTTAAGGTTGAAAAACCAACTGAATTATTTGCTTATCGACCCAGAAAAAACAATGCACTTTAATTTAAGTTTTATTTTTTTAGATAAATAATAAAAGAAGAAATTCCTGTAGTTTGATAGTAATTTCATAGATGTCTGGATCAATAATCAGGATTAAAAGATCTGCTGTTCCCGGTAAAAAACCTCAAGTATCAGATCTTCAAACTGGAGAATTAGCCCTAAACACTTTTGATGCCGAACTTTATGTTAAGAGAGTTCGTGCTGGCATAGGGACAGACATCGTTAAAATTGGTGTTGGTGCTACAGTCACAAATATTTTATACGTTACAAAGGACGGTAATGATACTAATACTGGAAAAAAACTTGGAGATGCAAAAGCAACCATAAAAGGTGCTGTTGCCGATTCATCTGAAGGAACTGTTGTTAAGGTCAGTGCTGGAGTTTATATAGAAGATAATCCTATTGTACTTCCCGACAATGTCAGTGTTGTTGGTGATAGTTTAAGAGAGGTTTCAGTAATACCCCAAAATCAGGCAGATCTTTTTCATGTTGGAAAGGGTTGCTATGTTGCAGAAATGTCTTATCTGCCACTGGATGGGCAGTCATTACCATATGCAATTTTTGCATTTGATCCGAATAACAGAAGATATATTGATCAGTCTCCATACATTCAAAATTGTACTAACTTTATTCCAGAAAGTATAGGTCTTCAAGTTGATGGTACAAAAGCACTTGGACCATTGAAGTCAATGGTTTTGGATTCATATACACAGTATAATCCAAATGGCGTTGGTGCATCAATGACCAATGAGGGATATGCTCAATTGGTTTCTTTGTTCACAATTTGTGATAATATTGCGGTTTATTGTGGGTCTGGTGGAGCATGTGACCTTACAAACTCTAACTCTTCTTTTGGAAATTATGGACTTGTTGCAGATGGTGTTGGTCCATTAAAATATAAAGGAGTACTATCAGAAAATTTAGAAGTAAATCAAGACACCTTTGTAGTTGACTTATCAACCCCAACCCTTAAGATTGTAAATGCAAGTTATGACAATACAACTGGTCTTATAACTGCATATACTAATGTACCACATGAATTTTCAGTTGGAATGAATGTTGAATTAAATAATTTAGGATTTCAATGTTCACCAATTCCTTCACCAATTAATGTTATAAATGCTGTTTATGATAGAGTAAGTGGAATTGCAACCATATACACTCAAGATCCTCATAATCTTGTTGTTGGATTAGGAGTTTCGGTTGTTGGTCTAGGTTTCACTTGTCCATCTGGTCCAGGAATTGTAACGTATCCAAGTGGTAATTTGGGGTATGACTTTAAAGTTCTCCCCATTGGATTTGGGAATACATTTTTTGCTATAAATGTGGGAACTTCCACTTTGCCACATACTTATGTTTCTGGTGGAAAAGTTTTTAATCTTTATGAATATTTTATAGAAAAGCAAAATCGTAATGTTACAAATGCCATCTATGATCATGTTTCTGGAATTGCTACAATTACTTTAAGTGGTGACCATAATTTTTCAGTTGGTTATGCTGCTAAAATTGTTGGTCTAGGTTTCACTTGTCCATCTGGTCCTGGAATTGTAACTTATCCAAGTGGTAATTTAGGATACGTGTTTAAAGTTGATAAGGTTGTGGATGATGAAACATTCTCAGTAAATGTTGGAGCATCTACATTACCACATACATACGTTTCTGGTGGCACTGTTGAGTCTATTGGTAGAGCATACCCAAGTGGAAAATCTGGGAATATCTTTAGAGTTTCCGCAGTTGCACCAGGAAGATATCTTGATGCTTATGATTCTATTGTTGCCAATAAAAAAGAAATTCAAGATAAATCACTAGCTGCCATTGCAATACAACATCCGGATTTTTACTTTCCTGGAGATGAGCAGACCAATCCAAGATCTCGCTACTATGATGCTTATAGGCTAATACAGAAAAATAGACAGGAAATCGTAGATAAATCATTATCTTCTATTGCTGTCGGATTTCCTTCAAATTTCTATTTCCCAGATCAAACAGAAACTAATAGTCGATCTAGATATTATGATGCACATCAACTGATTATAAACAATAGGCAATATATTGTTGATGCGGCATGGAATGCTGCAGTTACAGTATATCCTGGAATATCTTCAACACAACAAAAGTGTAAGAGAGATCTTGGATTTTTTATTGATGCGATTGCAACAGATGTATTTACTGGTGGCAATAAGTATTCCAGAGACTTTACTCTTCAGTATTTTAATAATGGCACTCCAATTTCTAATGGATTAGTTGGAGAAGAAATACAATCTAATTATGCTTTTAATGAAGCTGCAAATTTGATGAAGTTGGCGATTACAAATAATCTTCCATATGTAGATTTATCGATTACTGCAGATCCTGATCCAAATAGTTATCCCCCACCTTACGGAATTCCGGGGTATACTATTGGAAATGATAATCCTTATTCATGTGTCGATGTTCAAGACAACATTGATAATTTAGTTGGAATTGTAACCAGTGTTATTGGAGCAGGAAATACTTCTTTATTATTAACCTTTAATGAAAATCTTGGAATATCTACAATATTAAAATGTGCCAGAGATCTTGGGTATCTTGTTGATGCAATTTCAACAGATGTATTTACTGGAGGTAATAAGTACTCTAGGGATTTCACAAAACAATACTTTAATAATGGTGTTCCAATTTCTAATGGATTAGTTGGAGAAGTAAGTCAATCATTATATGCATTTAATAGTGTTAAATCATATGCTAAAAAAGCAGTTACTAATCAGTTAAATTATAAAGATGTTGGCATTAGTAGCGGTCCTTCAATATATGGTGGCGTTGGAATTGCTCTAACAGTTTATCCATCTGGAAATCCCGATTCATGTGCTGATGTTCAAACTAATATTGATAATCTTGTTGGAATTGTAACCAGTGTTATTGGATCTGGAAGTCTTTCATATCTCACATCATTTAATGAGAATTCTGGATTATTTGATGAGAGTATAACAAAATGTCAAAGAGATATTGGATATATTATTGATGCGGTTGCTAAAGATATTAGAGATTTTACTAATGAAAATTCTATTAAGGCAGCAAAATTTTATTTTGAAGCTTCTGGAAATTCTTTATTGACAAACGGAGTATTTGGGGAAGTTCAAGAAAGTATCACAGCGTTTAAAGCAGTAAGAGATTATTCAAAATTGGCAATTAATAATCAACTGAATAATAAAAATTTCTCTCTAGTGCCCGATCCTCTTACTGGATCAAATAATAATATTAATTCTTGTGCCAATATCCAAAGTAATATTGATAATCTTGTTGGAATTATTACAACAACACTTTCGATAGGAAACCTGAGTTCACTGCCATCAGTTTCATATGGAAGTACAATATTTACAACTAATGTTGGTGTATCAACTTTACCCCATTTCTATAAATCTGGTGGAATTGTAAAGATTAATATAATTCGTCCTTTTGATGGTGAAGTTGTTTATTTTGATGATCTATATTTTTCTGTAACAAAAGTTACAGTAATTGAAGGTGGATCTGGTTATGTAAATGTTCCTGAAGTTGTAATTGATCCACCAACTACTGAATGGGGAATTCCAGCACAAGCTGTTGTTGAACTTCGAAATGGATCAATTGTTGGAGTCGAACTTGTATCTAATGGTAGAGGATATACATCTTTACCTAGAGTTAATGTCATATCGAGTGATGTTGGAATTACAACTGCAAAAGTGGAAATTCAAATCACGCCTACATACTATTTTATAACTAAAGCAACTCCGGTTGTTTCTGGAATTACTACTGTAACTGTTACTGATAACCTACCATATTCTTCTGGAATTGGAACAAGCGTTTATTTCTATAAGCAAAGTAGAGTATTAGCATCTGGTCATTCCCTTGAATATATTGGTTCTGGTACTGAAATTAATGATGCCATTCCGTTTAATGGTGGAGTTCCAATTCAAGAAAATGAAACTGAATCTATTGATGGAGGCATCGTTGTTTTTACTTCAACAGATCAATCTGGAAACTTTAGAATTGGTGACGGTGTAATTGTTAATCAGGCAACAGGAACAATTTCTGGGGTCTTTTATTCGAAAAGTTTATTCTCAACAATCACCCCATTTATCCTAGCACTAGGAGGAGATTAATTTAAAATGGCACTAGCACTTAATGTATTCAGAACCATTACTAAAGTAGCAACTACAACTCCAGTTGGAATTTATACTGCTCCTGTTGGATATAGTGGAGTTGTTCTTCTATCTCAAGCAACAAATATTGGTGCTCAATCTCAAGAGATATCAGTTGATCATGTTAGAAAAATTGCTGGAATTGCAGTTACAACTGAGATGCTTAAAAATTTTCCAATTTCTGCAAATGATAGTGCAAGTTTGGCAACTGGAAAACTAATTCTTGAATCTGGAGATTCTATCAAAGTATCTTCAAATACAAATACAAATGTTAAAGTAATTTTAAGTATTTTAGAGACTCTTAACTAAAAATGACAAAGTATACTAGCGGTAGACAAAGAGATTTACAGATTGGTATTAAGTCATATACCGAAGGAAGTACTGCATTAGAGGTTATTGGAAATGTTGGTATAGGAACAACATTAGCAACTTCTGATCTCACAGTAGTCGGTGATGGTTTATTTACTGGAGTTGTTACTGCTAGAAAATTTGTTGGTGAAGTTGAAATTACAACTATAGATTTTGAAAATCTAAACGTTAAAAATCTAACTGTAACTGGATTTGCCACAGTTAATCAATCTTTAACTACTGGTGTGGTTATATCTGGTGTTGCCACAATTAATCAATCAATCACCACCAGTTCTATCATTGGGTTTGCTAGTGTTGGTGTCGCAACAATCACTACACTAGATGCTGACTATATTGATGCTTTCATAGTTACTGGTAGGACAAGATTGTCAACCGGTGAAACTGGCATCAATATTACCCAAGATACAATCAGTGGTCCAAGTATAATTTATATTGATCCTGCTGGCGTAGGAGTCAATACTGGAATTGTAAGAATTAAGGGTGATTTATATGTAGATGGGACAGAATTCATCGTTGATTCTACGACCATCGAACTTGCAGATTTTAACGTTGGCATTGCCACAACCGTAGGAAGTAACGTACTTTTAGATGGTGCTGGAATTGGAATTGGTTCTACCAATATAAGAAAATATTTTACTTATTCATATACTAGCGATTCATTAAAATCCAGTGAAAATTTTGATATTGGTGTAGGAAAAACTTATAATATTGGTGGAACTGAAGTTCTTACTTCAACTCGATTAGGATCTGGTGTCACAGATTCTAACTTAAGGAATGCAAATCCTGGAATTATTTCAGATAGACCAGCAATATATGCAGCAGAAACAGATAGAATAAATGATTATCTACTTCTTTATGATGATAGTCAAGTTTCTTTAAGAAAAATTTCTTTACAAGAAGCTTCTATTCAAGGTGTTCAAGGTACTCAAGGTGTTCAAGGATTGCAGGGATTCCAGGGACTTCAGGGGGATCAAGGAACTCAAGGTACTCAAGGAGATCAAGGTGTTCAGGGTGCTCAAGGTCTTGGATTCCAGGGTACTCAAGGATCTCAAGGTACTCAAGGAGATCAAGGAACTCAAGGACTTCAAGGTACTCAAGGTTTGGGTGCTCAAGGTACTCAAGGTATTCAAGGTGAGCAGGGAACTCAAGGAACCCAAGGAGATCAAGGAACTCAGGGTGCCCAAGGTCTAGGTGTTCAAGGATCTCAAGGAACCCAAGGGGATCAAGGTACTCAAGGAACCCAAGGAGATCAAGGAACTCAGGGTGCCCAAGGTCTAGGTGTTCAGGGATCTCAAGGTATTCAGGGTGAGCAGGGAACTCAAGGTGTTCAGGGTGTTCAAGGATCTGGAGTTCAAGGTACTCAAGGTACTCAAGGAGATCAAGGTACTCAAGGTCTTCAAGGTGTGGGTTCTCAAGGTGCTCAGGGAATTCAAGGAGAGCAGGGTACTCAAGGTCTTCAAGGTCTTCAGGGAGATCAAGGAACTCAAGGACTTCAGGGTACTCAAGGTTTGGGATCTCAAGGAACTCAAGGAATTCAAGGAGAGCAGGGAACCCAAGGAACTCAAGGAGAGCAAGGAACTCAAGGAACTCAAGGTTTGGGTGTTCAGGGGTCCCAAGGTACTCAAGGAATTCAAGGAGATCAGGGAACTCAAGGTCTCCAAGGTACTCAAGGTTTGGGTATTCAAGGAACTCAAGGAACTCAAGGAACTCAAGGAATTCAAGGTTCGGTAAATAATTTTCAAGGTACTCAAGGCGCTCAAGGAACTCAAGGACTTCAGGGAGATCTTGGTAGATTAAGGGTTTATAAACAATCTGATCCACCAACAGGTGTTCAGGAAGGAGATATTTGGGTTGATATTGACAATGGAGTCATCTATACTTATTATGCTGATACTGATACTAGTTCAGCTCAATGGGTTGAATTTGGACCAGATCCAACTGGACCTCAAGGTGTTCAGGGTCTTCAGGGCAATCAAGGTAATCAGGGAAATCAGGGAAAACAGGGAACTCAAGGATTCCAAGGTAATCAAGGATTGCAAGGAGTTCAAGGCACTCAAGCAAATCAAGGTACTCAAGGATTCCAAGGTAATCAAGGTACTCAAGGTCCATTAAGTAATTTTCAAGGTACTCAAGGTCCATTAAGTAATTTTCAAGGAACTCAAGGAACTCAAGGAACTCAAGGTACTCAAGGTGCTCAAGGTACTCAAGCAAATCAAGGTACTCAGGGATCTTTAAGTAACTTTCAAGGTGTTCAGGGATCTTTAAGTAATTTCCAAGGTACTCAAGGAAGGCAAGGACTCACTGGTCGAGGTAATGATGGTCCTCAAGGAATTTCTGGAGAGTTTGCCGGCCAAGGTGTTCAGGGATCTTTAAGTAATTTCCAAGGTGTTCAAGGTAGAGCTGGAATTGTAACAGGTCAAGGTGCTCAAGGTCTAACTGGAGATGCTCCCGATAACCAGGGCACTCAAGGTACTGCTGGATTACCTGGAGACTTCCAAGGTACTCAAGGTCCATTAAGTAATTTCCAGGGGGCACAAGGACCTCGTGGTGGGGGACAAGGTACTCAAGGTGCTCAAGGACGTGATGGATTATTTGCTGGTCAAGGCGCACAAGGTCCATTAAGTAATTTTCAAGGTCTTCAAGGTGCCAAGAATGATAATCAAGGTACTCAAGGTGCCAAGAATGATAATCAAGGTACTCAAGGTGCCAAGAATGACAACCAGGGAACTCAAGGAACTGCTGGTAATGATGGAACACCCGGAGATTTTCAAGGAACTCAAGGATTCCAAGGAACTCAAGGTGTTGGAAGTCAAGGTGTTCAAGGAATTTCTGGTGGAGGTCAAGGAACCCAAGGTGTTCAGGGTAACTTGAGTAATAATCAAGGTACTCAAGGAAATCAAGGTGCAATAAACAATAATCAAGGAACTCAAGGATCTCAAGGAACTCAAGGATCTCAAGGTACTCAAGGTGATCAGGGGACACAAGGACTTCAGGGTCTTCAGGGTGCTCGTGGAAATTTCCAAGGCACTCAAGGTGCTCAAGGTGCAATAAACAATAATCAGGGTACTCAAGGAACACAGGGTACTCAAGGTAATCAAGGTCTTCAGGGTGGGGGAAGTCAAGGTTCTCAAGGAACTCAAGGTGCAATAAACAACAATCAAGGTACTCAAGGTACTCAAGGTGCAATAAACAACAATCAAGGTACTCAAGGAAATCAAAGTACTCAAGGTACTCAAGGAAGACAAGGAACTCAAGGACTTTCTAATCAAGGTACTCAAGGCACTCAAGGTGCAATAAACAACAACCAAGGTACTCAAGGAAATCAAGGTACAGTAAACAACAACCAAGGTACTCAAGGTGTTCAAAGTGCCCAGGGTAATCAAGGACTTCAGGGAGGTGGAGGTCAAGGAACTCAAGGTCTCCAGGGATCTTTAAGTAATTTTCAAGGAAATCAAGGTCTTCAAGGATCAATAAACAATAATCAAGGTACTCAAGGTACTCAAGGTAATAATGGGGGGCAGGGTTCCCAAGGAATATCAAATCAGGGTGTTCAGGGTGTTCAGGGCAACTTGAGCAATAATCAGGGTACTCAAGGTACTGAAGGACCTCCTGGGAATTTCCAGGGCACTCAAGGTATTCAGGGTGTTCAGGGACTTCAAGGTGTGGGTTCACAAGGACCTCAAGGTGCTCAGGGTATCTTAAGTAATAATCAAGGAACTCAAGGCACTCAAGGTGCAATAAACAATAATCAAGGAACTCAAGGAACTCAGGCTACTCAAGGTCCTCAAGGAAGGCAGGGTACTCAAGGTCTTTCTAATCAAGGTGTTCAGGGATCATTAAGTAACTTTCAAGGTACTCAAGGTACTGAAGGACCTCCTGGGAATTTCCAGGGTACTCAAGGTATTCAAGGTTCTGGGGGTCAAGGTGCTCAAGGACTTCAAGGACTTCAGGGTGGAGGAACTCAAGGAACTCAGGGTATTCAGGGAATCTTTGGTCCAGCAACAATTCCAGGAATTACAACTACATCTGTATACACTTTGAAACTTGCGGATAATGGTAAGCACGTAAGTATTTCTACAGGTGGAATTATTGTTCCCCCAAATATTTTTAGTGCTGGTGAAAATGTTGTAATGTTTAACAATTCTCTATATAAACAAAATATCACCGCTGGAACTGGCATAACTATGTACAATGCCGGTACTGCCTCTACTGGAAATAGAACTCTTTCTGGAAGAGGGGTTGCAACTGTTCTTTGTTTAAGTCCAAACGTATTTGCAATTTCTGGAGCTGGATTAACATAATGACTGTAGTATCAATTATTATGGGATTTTTAGATAATCCCGAGCCACCTCCCGCAAGTCAAGTTGAATTTACAGTTCCCGGAACTTATATTTGGGAAGTTCCTAGGGGATTGAAAAGTATTTCAACTCTATTAGTCGGTGGTGGTGGAGGAGGAGGTCGTGGTTCAAGTGGTAATGAAACCGGCGGCGGCGGCGGTGGCGGTCTCCGGTATAATAATACTGTTGAAGTTTATGGTGGTGAAAGTTTAACTATTGTTGTTGGATATGCTGGAACTGGATCAACGGTAGATAATCGTACTGGCGGTTCTGGTGGACCAAGTCAAATTTTACGAGATAATAATGTCATCATAGAGGCAGGTGGTGGAGGAGGCGGTCAACTTACAATTGGCGCTGGTGGTACTGGTGGTACTGGAACATCAATTGATAGTTTGACAGTTTTTGGTGGCAATGGTGGAACTGGTGGGTATCAAAATGGTACTCGTAATGGTGGCGGCGGTGGAGCTGCCGGATATTCCGGCAATGGCGGTAATGGTGCAATTGGCGGAACTGCAAATCCTGGCGGCGATGATGGTCAAGGAGGCGGTGGCGGTGGTGGTGGTGAATCCCAGTTTGGTGCTGGTGGCGGCGGTGGAGTAGGTATATTTGGAGAGGGACCATCTGGTACTGGTGGGCAAAATGGTACATCAACTCAAGCTGCTTTTCCAGGTCTTGGTGGTTCTGATGGAGATGATGGAAATTTAAGAGATGGTGGAATTTTATATGGTGGTGGCGGCGGCGGTATGGATGGTGGTAATGGTGGTAATGGTGGTAATGGAGCAGTGAGAATATTATGGGGAGATGGTAGATCTTTTCCATCAACTAACGTTGGGAATATTTAATAAATATTAAAAGAGAAAATCAAAAATGCCCACACTTAATTTTCCTGATAATCCATCTATAAATGATATTTACGCTATAGGAAATAAGCGTTGGATTTATAATGGAGAGGGGTGGAAATTATTACCACAAGATCCTATAATTGGACCCCAAGGAATTCAGGGAATACAAGGTGTTATTGGTATTCAGGGTATAATAGGACCTGCAGGAACATCGGTTAATATTGTTGGGTCGATTACATCAAAAACATCATCAATTGGATCTACTGTCTTAACGTTTAATGATACGGTTTATCCTTGGTATCCACCAGGATTTGGAGATGGTGTACTTGCCCAAGATACTGGTAATTTATGGGTTTTTGATGGAACTATTTGGGTTAATGTTGGAAAAATTACTGGACCACAAGGTACTCAGGGACGTCAAGGACTTCAGGGTGTAGGTTCTCAAGGAACTCAAGGAACCCAGGCTACCCAAGGTCCTCAAGGAAGGCAGGGTACTCAAGGTATTCAGGGTCTTCAAGGTACTCAAGGTGTTGGATTTCAAGGAACCCAAGGTACTCAAGCTAATCAAGGTACTCAAGGTCTTCAGGGTGGATTAAGTGCCCAGGGAACACAGGGTACTCAAGGTATTCAAGGAAGGCAGGGTACTCAAGGTCTTCAGGGTGGATTAAGTGATCAGGGAACACAGGGTACTCAAGGTATTCAAGGAAGGCAGGGTACTCAAGGTCTTCAGGGTGGATTAAGTGATCAGGGAACACAGGGTACTCAAGGTATTCAAGGACTTCAGGGGCAAACGGGACCTCAAGGAACTAGAGGATCTCAAGGATTCCAGGGAACTCAAGGAGTTCAAGGTACTCAAGCAAATCAAGGTACTCAAGGATTCCAGGGAACTCAAGGATTCCAGGGAACTCAAGGAGTTCAAGGTACTCAAGCAAATCAAGGTACTCAAGGATTCCAGGGAACTCAAGGATTCCAGGGAACTCAAGCAACTCAAGGTACTCAAGGTACTCAAGGTATTGCCGGTACGACACAAGGTACTCAAGGTGTTCAAAGTGCTCAAGGAGTTCAAGGTACTCAAGGTACTCAAGGTATTGCCGGTACGACACAAGGTACTCAAGGTGTTCAAAGTGCTCAAGGTCTTCAAGGACTTCAGGGAACTCAAGGACTTGGAACTCAAGGAAACCAAGGTACTCAAGGTGTTCAAAGTGCTCAAGGAGTTCAAGGTACTCAAGGTACTCAAGGATTCCAGGGAACTCAAGGATTCCAGGGAACTCAAGGTGCTCAAAGTGCTCAAGGAGTTCAAGGTACTCAAGGTACTCAAGGTATTGCCGGTACGACACAAGGTACTCAAGGTGTTCAAAGTGCTCAAGGTCTTCAAGGACTTCAGGGAGTTGGATCTCAAGGTACTCAAGGACTTCAAGGTCCTCAAGGTCCTCAAGGACTTCAAGGTCTTCAAGGAGTTGGATCTCAAGGTACTCAAGGTCTTAAGGGTGATCAAGGTGCTCAAGGACTTCAAGGTCTTCAAGGAGTTGGATCTCAAGGCACTCAAGGTCGTCAGGGTCTTCAAGGTCCTCAAGGACTTCAAGGACTTCAGGGAGTTGGATCTCAAGGCACTCAAGGACTTCAAGGATCTTCCGATGGCGGATTAACAGTCTTTAATGATATAACTACAAATCAAACTTGGTCTGTTGGCATTCTTTCCGTAACATCTGGAATTGCCAAAACAGCACATGTTTCTTCTACAAAACTTCAATTCAATCCTTCGACTGGAGCACTTGGAATTGGTACAATAATTGATATTGTTCCTTACGATACTTTAAATTCCGGTACTTTATCCTGGGAAGGTTCTGCTGGACAGTTATTCAGTATTACAAATAATCTTACTTCCGGAAGTATTTTCAGTGTTAATGATGTTTCTGGAATTCCTGCTATTGATGTCGATGCTAATGGGACTATTGAACTTGGTCCTTTTGGTGGAAACATTGGAGTAGGAACTACAAATCCAACTCAAAAACTTGATATTGTTGGTAATATAAGATTGAGGAATGGTCTTTATGATTTCTTCAATAATGTTGGTGTCGCCGGTAGTGTTTTAATCTCTACTGGTGCTGGCGTGAGTTGGGTAAACTTTAGTGGTGGTGCAACGCTTCAAAACGATACGACAACAAATGCAACCTGGTATCCAACTTTATCTAGTGCTACTACCGGTACTTATACCACTGCATATGTTTCTAATACAAAACTTCAATTTAATGCTTCTACCGGAACTTTATCAGCAACAGTATTCACATCACTATCTGATGAAACTCAAAAGACTAATATAAGACCAATTGAAAATGCTCTTGATCTTGTAAAACAAATGAACGGTGTTAAATACGATTGGAAAGATGAGCATAGTCAATCTTCAGTTGGTGTGATCGCACAAGAAGTAGAAAGAGTTCTTCCAGAAGTTGTAACTACGAATGATCAAGGATTGAAGACAGTCTCATATGGAAATATTGTTGGTGTATTAATAGAAGCAATTAAAGAACAGCAAATACATATTGAAGAATTGGAGAGAAAATTGAATGCCTAATCAGTTTTTTTCACCAGAAGGAGACCTTGAAAATTATTTTGTAGATGAGTACTGGTTAATTGATCAGTATATTGGAGATCAATTGTGGTCATGGGGTGAGGGAGCTCGCGGTTATCTTGGAAATGCTAGTATTAATTCTTACAATCCCACACCAGTTACAACTAGTTCTGGAGGAACCAATTGGAAACAAGTGGATGGCGGACAAAGACAAAGTGCTGGAATAAAACTTGATGGAACTTTATGGGTTTGGGGAAATGGTGATGCTGGAAGACTCGGAAACAATTCAAACATACTCAATAATTCCACTCCAATCACTACTTTTGCTGGAGGAACTAACTGGAAGCAAATAGAGATGAAAGGACTTTTTGCTGCCGCAATCAAGACTGATGGAACTTTATGGACTTGGGGGTATAATGGTAGAGGGCAACTTGGAATAGGAAATAATACAATTTCTTTTGTATCCACTCCTGTTACTACACTCGCAGGAGGAACCAACTGGAAACAAGTAAGTGTTGGATATTATCATGCGTCGGCAATCAAGACTGATGGAACCTTGTGGACTTGGGGTGATTATTTTAATGATTTTGGAATGTTGGGTAAAGGTGATGATTATTCAGTAAATAAAACTAAACCTGTTCCTATTACCACAACAGGTTGGGCAGACACTGCAACAACAAATTCAGAAGATTTATATACAATATCTGCAGGATATTCTTTTTCTTCAGCAATCAAGACCGATGGAACCTTGTGGACTTGGGGTAATGGGAATAGTGGACAACTTGGAAATGCTCAAACAATCAACAGGTCCACTCCAGTCACCACTTTTGCCGGAGGGACTAACTGGAGACAAGTAAGTTCTGGAGGAAATTTTGATTCCTCATGTGCAGGCATTAAAACTGATGGAACTTTATGGGTTTGGGGGAATGGGAGATTTGGAATACTTGGAAATGCAATAATCACAGGTATTATATCTACTCCAGTCACCACATTTGCAGGAGGAGCAAACTGGAAACAGGTGAGTGTTTCAAGTTCTCATACTGTAGCAATTAAGACTGATGGAACCCTATGGACTTGGGGTGCTGGAACTTCTGGGCGACTTGGAAACGCAGTAACAACTAATACATCTACACCAGTCACAACATTTGCCGGAGGAATAAACTGGAAACACTCTGCAGCAATATTTAGTGCTACGTTGGCAATCAAAACCGATGGAACCCTATGGACTTGGGGCAGTACAAGTTATGGGCAACTTGGAAATGCAACTGGACCAGGTGGTATTAGATCTACTCCAGTCACCACATTTGCCGGAGGAACTAATTGGAAACAAGTGGGTGAAGGTGGAAATACCGGAACATCTACGGCAATCAAAACCGATGGAACCCTATGGACTTGGGGTTTTGGACTTTCTGGGGCACTTGGGAATGGAGTAGGTTATGTTGGTGCTGTATCAACCCCAATCACCACTTTTGCAGGAGGAACCAATTGGAAACAAGTCGCAAATGGAAGAAATACGACTGTTGCAGTCAAGACTGATGGAACTCTATGGACTTGGGGTCGTGGAACTGATGGAGAACTTGGAAATGCAGTTGATGGTATTGCATCAACCCCAGTTACCACCTTTACTGGAGGCACTGATTGGAAACAAGTGAGCGGTGGTTTCAGGCATGTTATTGCACTAAAAGGAACTTCACCAAATCTGCAAATTTTCTCATTTGGATCCGCTCGTGATGGGCAAATGGGAGATGGGTTTAATATACAAACCAATTATGCTCCAGGACAAGTTTTTGGAAATGCTAACGATTGGAAAGAAGTTAGTTCTGGATATCATAATAATGCAGCAATCAAGACCGATGGAACCTTATGGACTTGGGGATATAATTATGCTGGAAATATTGGAGTCGGTGATTCCATTAATCGAAATACTCCAATCACCACATTTGCCGGAGGAACCAATTGGAAACAAGTTAGTGTTGGAGGTTATTTTGATAATTATTTGTGCATGGCAGCAATCAAGACCGATGGAACTTTATGGACCTGGGGCAGTCAAAATGCAGGAATGTTGGCAAATTTTGTAAATTCTTTTACATATGTCAGTACTCCAATTACAACCTTTGCCGGAGGAACAAATTGGAAATATGTTGATATTGGAAATGAGCATGTATCGGCAATCAAGACCGATGGAACTTTGTGGATGTGGGGTGAAAATTTTTCTGGACAACTTGGAAATGGTGATGCTTTAACAAGATCAACTCCGGTCACTACATTTGCTGGGGGAACTAATTGGAAACAAGTAAGAGCTGCTGGTTATCATACTTTAGCAGTACAATCTGGTATCAATGCCGACTACCCACTCTCATAAATAATTAAAAAAATATATATGGAAATAGCACTAGTTCATGATAATTCACTAATACTTGGTCCTATGGGATTTAATGTCCGTATGATTAATGGTGAATTGGAAGATCTTGAACTTGAAGATCGCATATCTCCGCAAAGTTTCATAGATCTTCCGATCCATTTTTCAGATGGTCTTACGCATCTTCTTCCATTAGAAAAAGATATTCCATCGCATGATTTGAAATATCATAATATTGAGGGTTATACATGGGAAATCATAAAGGAAAATGATGTTCCAGTCAATGTTAAATTAACATATAATATTGTAGATAAAACTCTGGAAGAAGTTAAGGAACTTCGCAAAAAAGAAGTTGCTCCTATAAGAAAACAAAAAGAAAATACCTCTACTGGAATTTTTGTTGGTGGAAGTTATATAGAAGTTACAACCTCAAGAGAAGAGAGAATTTTATTATCGGCAAAACGTTCATCATTTTCCGGATCTTGTAATTATAAATTTAAAAACACCTGGGTTTCAATTACTCCAGAGGATCTTGACTATATTATTACTCAAATAGATACTGTAGTTCAGCAAGCATATGACTGGGAATTATCAAAATTGAATGAAATTGATGCTTGCCAAACAATTGATGATGTTTATAATGTTGTTTTAATTGAAGAACGAAATATAAGAAATACAAGAGAAGAAGGATCGGTAAGAAGAGGACCTAGAAATAAAAATCAAATAGAAAATATAGTAGATCCTAATTTAGATTTGCCCACTAATTAAAGAAATTATTATGCCAGATAATATTCAAACTAATTTTAAAGATAATAATGGTGTTGATTTAGGGTCTAAATTAATTACCAAGGATTATTTGATTAGTGTTTATCCAGGTATTGCAGAAAATCTTGGAATTAGTCCAGAATTGTGGGGTTGGGGTGTTAATGGACCTAATTTTATTCTTGGAACCGCTGATACTTTAGCAAGAAGTACTCCAGTCACTACATTTGCTGGAGGATTTAGATGGAAACAAGTCAGTTCTGGAGATTTTTATACGGCAGCAATCAAGACAGATGGAACTTTATGGGTTTGGGGTGTTGGAAATACTGGACAACTTGGAAATGCAGACATAACTTCAAGATCCACTCCAGTCACAACCTTTACCGGAGGAACTAACTGGAAATCTGTTGCATGTGGAAAGGATCATGCTACAGCAATCAAAACCGATGGAACTCTATGGGTTTGGGGTTCTGTTTACCTTCTTGGTAATGGGATAGGATCTAATACTGATCCCAATAACACCGTTGTTACTAATATATCTACTCCAGTTACCACTTTTGTTGGAGGAACAAACTGGAGACAAGTTTCTGCGGCAAGATATGGTACTGCAGCAATTAAGACTGATGGAACTCTGTGGACATGGGGACCTACAGGATTTGGAGAGGTATCTGATAAAGCAATTCTTGGTCATGAAAAAATTATTCATACTATTTCAACTCCAATAACTACATTTTCCGGAGGAACTAATTGGTTAAATGTACCTAGTGTACCTAGTCCTGAAGAGGAAAATCTTTATACAATCACCGGAAGTCGCTTTCATGCTGCTGCAATTAAAACTGACGGAACTCTATGGACCTGGGGAAATAATACTACTGGTCAGTTGGGAAATAATAAGGTAGAATTGGTATTATCATCTCCTGGCAGTACTCCATCAACTACCTTTGCCGGAGGAACTAACTGGAGACAAGTCTCTTCTAATTCACATTCTACAGAATTTTATACAACAGCAATCAAAACCGATGGGACATTATGGGCTTGGGGTCAAAATAATAGTGGGCAACTTGGATTTCCGACAAATTATATTTCAACTCCAATAACTACATTTGCCGGAGGAAATAACTGGGCAGATACTCCTACAACAAATGCCGAAGACCTTTATACCTTGAGCGGAGGGACAAGTTTTTCTGCAGCAATCAAGACCGATGGAACTCTATGGACTTGGGGTCTTGGAACTTTTGGACGACTTGGAAATAAATCTGTATTAGGTACTATATCTACTCCAATAACTACATTTTCTGGAGGAACTAATTGGAAACAAGTAAGTTCTGGAGGAGATTATACGGCAGCAATCAAAACTGATGGAACCTTATGGACTTGGGGTACTGCAGCAACCGGGTTACTTGGAAATGGCGTAACAACAGGGAGTATATCCACTCCAGTCACTACTTTTGCTGGAGGAACCGACTGGAAACACGTAAGTACCAGTGGTGCGGGTAGTAATATGTCAGCAGTCAAAACTGATGGAACCCTATGGATGTGGGGTTTTGGAACTGCTGGTCGACTTGGGAATGCAACTATATTAGGTAATAGATCCACTCCAGTCACAACATTTGCTGGAGGAACCGACTGGAAACAAGTTTCCAGTAATGTAAATCATACAGCAGCGGTTAAGACTGATGGAACTCTATGGACTTGGGGTAGTGGAATTTCTGGGGCTCTTGGAAATACGGTTATAACAGGTAGTATATCCACTCCAGTCACCACCTTTGCCGGAGGAACAGACTGGAAACAAGTTTCTTCTGGGAGTGGTCTTACTGCAGCAGTCAAAACCGATGGAACCTTATGGATATGGGGATCTGGTGGTAGTGGAGCACTTGGAAATGCAGTTACGACAGGGAGTATATCAACTCCTATTACAACATTTACTGGAGGGACCAACTGGAGACAAGTAAGTTCTGGTGGTTCTCATACAGCAGCAGTTAAGACTGATGGAACCTTATGGACTTGGGGTACTGGAGCTAGTGGGAGACTTGGAAATGCGATTGCAACAGGTAATATATCAACTCCAATTACCACTTTTGTTGGAGGAACCAACTGGAAACAAGCAAGTGCTGGTGCTTCTCATACACTTGCCTTAAGAGATGATGGTGTGAATAGACAAGTATGGTTATTCGGAGATAATTCCAGTACTCAATTGGGAAATTTTATTACCACTATAGTAGCACCTACTAAAGTTTCTAATGATACAAATTGGAAACAAATATCTGCAGGAAGTTTATTTACTGGTGCAATCAAAACTGATGGAACTTTATGGACTTGGGGTAATAATACTGCTGGAGAACTTGGAAATGCAGGTATATCCCTATCCAATAGGTCTACTCCAGTCACCACATTTGCCGGAGGAACCGACTGGAAACAAATTAGTTGTGGATGTAATAAGTTCGTTTCAGCAATTAAAACCGATGGAACTTTATGGACTTGGGGTAATCCCAGTTATGGAGTACTTGGAATTAATAGTATCTTTGGTGTTAGATCAACTCCAGTCACAACATTTGCAGGGGGAACCAATTGGAGACAAGTTTCTTCCGGGGGTTATCATACTGCAGCAATTAAGACTGATGGAACTCTGTGGGTGTGGGGAAATAATTTAACGGGAAAACTTGGAAATGGTACTAATTTTAACACCGCCATCACCCCTATCACAACATTTGCCGGTGGAACTAACTGGAAACAAGTAGCTGCCGGTTCTCGTCATACTGCAGCAATAAAAACTGATGGTACTCTGTGGACATGGGGATTTAATGGATATGGAGAATTAGGATCAGGTATTTTCCAAGGATACGGGCAGGCAAGCGTAAGCACTCCCATTACTACTTTTGCCGGAGGAACTAATTGGAGTCAAGTTTTTTGTCCTCAATATACTCTGAGTAGTAGTTTTGATAGTAATGCTTCCGAATATACAATTGCAATGAAAACTGATGGAACCTTGTGGACATGGGGTCGTAATGCTACTAGCGAGTTGGGTATGTTTAATAATTTATATGTACCTGTTTTGCAATCCGATGCAACAAATTGGAAACAAGTGAGTATGGGTGATATACATGCATCCGCAGTCAAAACCGATGGAACCTTATGGACTTGGGGATCAAACCGTAATAAAGCACTGGGAGATCCAAATATATCTTCTGGGTATAATACTTATGGTTATATTGCCGTAGATCCAAGAGCAAGATTTACTCCGATTACCACCGTTGTCGGTGGGACTAATTGGAAACAAGTAAGTGTTGGATATAATCATACATCAGCAGTCAAAACTGATGGAACCTTATGGATGTGGGGAAACAATAATTATGGACAACTTGGTAGAGCACTTGATGGAATTGGTAAACAATTTAGAGGAAATATAGACTTTCCACTTGAAGTTAATCCCAGAGAAAATTGGAATGATACTCAAATAATAAATCTGGAAGATTTATATACAATATCCGTTCAAGATACAAATTTTAATGGAGACAGTAACTCCTTTGCCGCAATTAAAAAAAATGGAACCCTATGGACATGGGGAGGAGGAAATTACGGGCAACTTGGAAATGCTTTGCGTCTTGAAGCTCAAGCAAATACTCCAGCTACTACATTTGCCGGGGGAACCAATTGGAAGCAAATAAGTACCTCATATGCCACTTCTGCAGCAGTCAAAACTGATGGAACTCTATGGGTTTGGGGTAAAAATTATCATGGTGAACTTGGAATTAATAGTCTTGGAACTAGATCTACTCCGGTTACCACTTTTGCTGGTGGAACCAACTGGAAACAAGTTTCGGTTGGATATGGTGTTATGGGAGCAGTCAAAACTGATGGAACACTATGGACTTGGGGTAATAGTGATAGTTTAAATGGGACACTTGGTAGATATTCTATTAATTATTTTGATGCAATTGTATCAACACCAATCACAACATTTGCCGGAGGAAATAACTGGGCAGATACTCCTACAACAAATGCCGAAGATCTTTATACACTGTCTGCTGGGGGATCTTTTGGTAGTTATTATTCAGGACCAAATAGTGTGGCAATCAAGACCGATGGAACCTTATGGACCTGGGGATATTCTTATGCTAAAATACACCCACTACTAAGATACATCAATAAAAATTATAATCAACTTGGAGTTGATGGAATATGTGATGAAAATGGAAGATTGCCAGGAACTCTCAGCTTTAATTCCGATCCTTATACTGGGAAAAGAATTACCACGACAAGTGGCAGTGGTACAGTAACTCCTATCGCAAATAATTTATTAGGACCAGCATCTTTAACAATAGATGAGACTCTGCAACCGCCTTATGGTGGATATGATGATGGATTTTGGGTTTTAGAATTGCCATTTAATATTTCTTTTAATGGAAAGACTTATAGAAGAGTTTGTCCAACAACAAATCATTTCATAACTTTTGGAGAAGGTCATCAAGGATTAAGCTTAAGTGTTGGAAATCCATCACTTCCCAAAATAATGATAACTGCTACTGATGGAAGCGTACATAGATTATGTTATGGACCAGAAGGGACGGCACCTAATAGAACCTATAGAATAAGGTGTGAAGGAACTTATATGATATCAGATGATCTTGATAATCCCAATATGGTTTATGAGATTACTTTTTATGAAAATGTTCCTAATCAAATTGATATTCAAATCGGAGAAAATCAAAATAAAATTTTAGATGTTGGGAGTGAAGAAACGGCAAATTACATATCAATTCCAACAACCACTTTTGCCGGAGGAATAAATTGGAAACAAGTCAGTGCTGGTGATAGTCATACAGCAGCAATCAAAACCGATGGAACATTATGGGTTTGGGGTGATACTTATTATGGAAAACTTGGAAATGCTCCTTCTGTTAGAAGTGGTGGAACTGGAGGAAGAACACTCTACTTTAAATCTACTCCTATCACAACATTTGCCGGAGGAACCAATTGGAAACAAGTAAGTGCAGGAAATAATCATACAGCAGCAATCAAGACCGATGGAACCTTATGGACTTGGGGAAATAGCAGATCTGGGCAATTAGGAAATGCTGTACTGTTGACTTTCGGTTATGAGATAAGCACTCCAATTACCACCTTTGCTGGTGGGACAGATTGGAAACAAGTTACTTGTGGGAAGGATAATACTGCAGCAATCAAAACTGATGGAACTTTATGGGGATGGGGTACTGCAAATTTTGGAAGACTTGGAACTAATGATACTGGAGCATCTCCAATTAGATCCACTCCAGTCACCACCTTTGCAGGAGGAACCGATTGGAAACAGGTGAGTTCTGGGTACAATTGTATGGCAGCAGTCAAAACTGACGGAACTTTGTGGTTATGGGGACAAACAAATGAGGGACAACTTGGAACTGGTGAAATATTTTCTCCAACACTTCAGTCATATAAATTAACGCCCATTACAACATTTGCCGGAGGAACCAACTGGAAACAAGTAAGTGTTGGTGATAGACATGTTGGAGCAGTTAAAACCGATGGAACCTTATGGGTGTGGGGTAATGGAATTAAAGGACAACTTGGAAATACTAATACTATTAGCAATGTATCCACTCCAGTCACCACATTTGCTGGGGGAATTAACTGGAAACAAGTAAGTGCTGGTGGATCTCATACACTTGCTTTAAGAGATGATGGTGTGAATAAACAGTTGTATGTATTTGGTAGTGGTTCATTGGGTGTGCAGTTGGGTAATAATCATACTCCAGCTACTACATTTGCAGGAGGAATAAATTGGAAACAAGTTTATATGGATAGTGGTGGATCTGCAATCAAAACTGATGGAACCTTATGGACTTGGGGGTCTAATGCTCGTGGACAGCTTGGAACTGGTGATAGAACCAATAGAAGCACTCCAGTCACAACATTTGCCGGTGGGACCAATTGGAAATATACTGAAGTTGGTATTGCACTCAAGACTGATGGAACCTTGTGGACTTGGGGTAGACAGACATCCGTAGATCTGGCAAGGTCTTATCTTGACTATAGACCTACTCCGGTTACTACATTTGCCGGAGGAAATAACTGGGCAGATACTCCTACAACAAATCCAGAAGATCTTTATACAATAGCAGCATCTTCGAACATGTGTTCAGCAATCAAGACCGATGGAACTTTATGGGTTTGGGGTAATGGGCAATTTGGTCTTGGAACTGCGGCAACATCAAACACCATACCTGGCATAAGCACTCCAGTCACCACCTTTGCCGGAGGAACCAATTGGAAACAAGTCAGTGGTGCTATAGGTAACCTTGATTATATGACAGCAATCAAAACCGATGGAACATTATGGACATGGGGAAGCAATAATGCTGGACAACTTGGAACTAATGATAATAATGTAACCAGTAAATCAACTCCAGTCACAACATTTGCAGGAGGAACCGACTGGAAGCAAGTAAGTTCTGGAAATCAACATACTGCAGCAATCAAAACTGATGGAACCTTATGGACCTGGGGTTCGGCATACAATGGAAGGCTTGGAAACTTTGCATCTTTCGGTTTTAGATCTACTCCAGTCACCACATTTGCTGGGGGAATTAACTGGAAACAAGTAAGTGCTGGAGGTGCTCATACTGTAGCAATCAAGACCGATGGAACTTTATGGACTTGGGGTACTGGGATTGGAGGAAGACTTGGAAATGCAATAACATCTAATACTAGTGTAATATCTCCAGTCACAACATTTGCAGGAGGAACCGACTGGAGACAAGTAAGTGCTGGATATGATTATACGGCAGCAATCAAGACCGATGGAACTTTATGGACTTGGGGTAGAAATCAAGTTTATGGAAGTATTCAAGGGAAATTAGGAACTAATGATACTACTGATAGATCCACTCCAGTCACCACCTTTGCCGGTGGAACTAACTGGAAACAAGTAAGTGCTTCAAGAGGTCATACAGCAGCAGTCAAGACCGATGGTACTCTATGGACTTGGGGTACTGGAACTTCAGGACAACTTGGTACTAATGATACAACCACCAGATCTACTCCAGTCACCACCTTTGCCGGAGGAACTAATTGGAAGCAAGTAGATGGAGGAACTAATCATACTGTAGCACTGAAAGACGATGGTGTAAACAAACAATTATGGTTATTTGGTAGTAATGCAAATACTCAATTGGGACTTTTTATTGATGAAAGAAACATACCACTCACTACATTTGCTGGTGGAACTGATTGGAAATCCATAAACTATAAATCTGCGATAAAAACAGATGGAACTCTATGGAGTTGGGGCAATCCAATAAGTATTCCAACAACTACATTTGCAGGAAATAATTGGTCGCAGACTAAAATTATCAATAGTAGTAGTATAGCACTCAAGACAGATGGAACTCTTTGGATTTGGGGTTTTTCGGAAACCGCATATTCTAAAATTATGATATATGAAAATGCCATACCCAAAACTACATTTGTCGGTGGAACTAACTGGAAACAAGTGAGTAATGGATATGATTATACGGCAGCAATCAAAACCGACGGAACTCTTTGGACTTGGGGTTATGGTGGTCCTGAACTTGGATTAAATGATATTTTTTCAACAAGGTATACTCCAGTCACCACCTTTGCCGGAGGAACCAATTGGAAACAAGTAATGGTTAGTGAGTCAGGTAATACTCTAGCACTAAAATCTGAAGAATTTTAGTGTTATAATGTACCAATAAATATTTAAAACATATAAAATATATTCTTTATGAACCCACTTGAGTTGGTAGCAAAGACCTTATATTCGTTTGAAGAAAAGGAACTCACAATTCAACTTCTTCAGGCATTTGGAAAAAGAGCGGAAACTTTTTCACAATATGATGATGTTGCAAAGATTTTCTTTGAGATTAAAGAGTTCTCAAATGCTATTTTCTATGCAGAAAAAGCACTGAAACTTGCACAATCTCCACAAGAAAAATATACAATTGCAAAAAATTTGATTAATGCTTATAATCAGAACAATTTTCCCGATAAGGCACTAACACAAATTTCAAAAATTAAATTAAGTAATCCTCAAGATACAGAACTTCTTCTTGAAGAAACTTTTTCATACTCTGCAATTAACCAAAAAGATAAGGCAGAGAAACTTCTATTCAATCTTATTAAATATAAATTACCAGAAGAGATTGAAAGAAAGGCATATCATAACTTATCAGGACACTATTTCCGCAAGGATGACATTCACACAGGACTTCAGCACTTCCTCAAGGCAGGAGAAGTAGAGGCATATAAGAACAGAGAACTACCACCATTTCCAAAGTGGGATGGAACAATTACTCCAGGACAAACTATTGTAATTGATAGTCAGTGTGGTGCCGGTGATGAGATTATGCACGTTCGTTTTATGAGGCATCTGAAAGAACTTGGAATGAACCCGATCTGGACAACCACAAGAAGAGACATACAAAAACTCTTCAATTATAATGGTTTTGAGACTGTATGTGTTTGGGATAAACCAGAGTTTCCGAAAGATGCTCAATGGGTTTATGCTCTTGCTCTTCCTTATTATCTTAATCTCAAGGCAGAAGATTTGGGAAGAGGTGTGTATATTCAACCACTGCCAGAAAAAGAAAAGCAATATGAATATCTACAGGAAGATAAAAATTATAAGATAGGTACATTCTGGAATTCTGGTTCTGGATTTGAGCAGGCACATTTCCGATCTGTAGATGCAGATGGATTGTTTGATGTTCTCGCCAAAACAAATGCATCTTTATATTCTTTGCAACTTCCGGATGAATTGCCTCCAGAACAATATCGAGATCAAGTAAAGACCTTTGATATTCCAGATCGTAATTTTGAGGATACATTTTCACTTGTATCTCAAATGGATTTGGTGATTACTTCCTGTACTTCTATTGCTCATATTGCAGCAGCACAAGGAAAAGAAGTTTGTGTCTTTGTGCCGATTATGGAGTACTATGTCTGGACAAGTTCTACTGATAAATCTTGGTGGTACGGAGATAATGTTCATATGTTCAAACAACAGCAAACAAGAAAATGGGATAAACCTTTGAAAGATTTGGAGAAGTTTTTAAATGATAGAGCAGTATGACCTTTCTTATTTAAATCTTAAAAGTATTCAAAATTTTTTATATTCAACTCAAACAAATGAACATGGATTAATTACTAAAGGTAAGTCCAGTTTTAATTTTGGAATGCCAATTTTAATGTACTCTGAACTGCAAAGTTTAAATAAAATTATCAAAAAGTATGTTAGAATATATTGTGAAAAGCATAAAATTACAAAACTTAAATTTATTAATAGTTGGTTTAATATTACGGAACCTGGAAGTAAGTTAAAACCACATAATCATAGTGGTGGTGAAGAAAGTATTTTAAGCGGAGCATTTTATGTCTCTGTTGGTGAAAATTCAGTTCCGCTATTGTTTCCCGATATAGATACTTCAATTAAACCTTATTCTGGATTACTGGTCATCTTTTCAAGTGATTTGGTTCATTATACAGAAGAAGAAAAAGAGCAAAGAATAGTTATTAGTTTCAATACAGATTATGAAGAAAGCACTCGTTACACTGGACATTAATTACAATAAAGACATTACCAATCTTACATATCCTTATATGAGGAAATATGCAGAAAAGATTGGTGCTGATTTTGTGATTATGAATGAGAGAAAGTTTCCACATCTTTCTCCGAATATGGAAAAGTTCCAGTTATATGAAATTGGAGCAAACTATGATTGGACTATTTTTCTGGATGCTGATGCTCTGGTTCATCCAAACTGTCCAGATTTGACTGAAATCTTTGATAAGGATTGTGTAATCTTCAATCGATATGACTATTATCCTTTTAGATTTAAGCATAATAACTATGCAAGAAGAGATAATAGAAATATTGCTGCAACAACTTGGGTATGTGTATTCAGTGATTGGACTCGACATGCATGGAAACCTCATGAGGACCCGGAGCAGTTTGTAGATCAGATCAATCCAATGGATTTAGAAAAGAACTTTGGTTATACTCCTGGTCATATTCTTGATGATTATTTGGTAAGTCGTAATATTGCAAAGTATGGATTAAAGGTAGAAACATTCCATCAGTTAATACCGAAAGATGGAAAAATGAACTATTGGTTTAATCACGATTTTTGTATTTCCGAAGAAGATAAAATCAACCTTCTTCATATGTGGATAGATAAGATTGAAAGGGGTTCTTATCGTGAAGAACAACAAATAGATGAACAACTATGGGCTTGGAAGAGAGGTATGCTATGAAGTTTTTATTTTTAGTCGGTTCTGCACTTAAGCATTTTCAAGAGGATAAGTTTAGTGCTTATAGTGAAGAGCAAAGATTTGAACAAACACTGGAAACAATTAAGTCAGTTAGAGAAAAAGTACCCAACTCTTATATTATTTTGTTTGAGTGTTCTTCTACATCTATAGAAGAAAGGCACAAAGAAATCTTAAGAAAGGAGTGTGATTTGTTTCTAGAGTTTTATGATGAACCAGGTCTGAAAGCACTTTATGCGAATATTCAAAAAGACTCAAAGTACATTACTTATGGAAAATCCTTATTGGAAACAAGAGGATTATTGAATACTCTTTACTTCATTCGGCAGCATAATTTATTTAATGATAGTCAAAGAGTTTTTAAATTGACCGGAAGATATTTACTTAATGATGATTTTGATATTCAAGATTATCAAAGTAAATTTTTAGAAAATTATTATGTAATTAAAAAATATGATTATCTAACTGAAGAGCAAGAAAATTTTGATGAGAAAGAATTAGAAAATGTTTATGCCTATCTTTATGGTGCTAAAGGAATGATGGTGACCGGGTTATGGTCTTTTGATAGAATGTTATTTAATGAAATTATAGAGTCTCTTGAAAAGTCATTTTTGTATTTGGAACGAATGATGCAATATACTGCAGGAACGGACATAGAACATTCTTTGTACAGATTTTTAAATAAGAAAAACATGATAACTATTCCTAATTTAGGATTAAGTGTTATTAAAGGAATGGAAGGAGTTCAATATAACATATGAAACTAGCAATTTTTTATCACATTTCTCAAATTGGGTTTGCTGCTTTTATGTATCAATCCCAAGTTCATAGACTTTATACTTCGGGATTGATTAAAGAAGCATCTCATATTCACTTTGGTGTGAATGGTGAGCAGGAGATGTTTAATGTTCCGGAAAAAACAATTGTAAAAGTTAATACAAATTGGAAAGAGGAAACTGAAACTTTGATGTCTTTAAGAGATTTTTGTAAAGAAAATCCAGACTATAAAGTTCTTTATTTTCATATGAAGGGATTGACCCACCAAAGTATGAATGGTGAGAGTTGGAGATTAATGATGGAATACTTTGTGATTGATAAGTGGAAAGAGTGTGTTGAGCAGTTAGATAATCATGATGCCGTTGGAAGTAATCTTAAGATTTTAGGACCAACTACTTGGAGTGATGGAAGACAATCTTGGGAGAAGGCAGGGACAAAGCATTTTGTCGGAAACTTTTGGTGGGCAAACGCTTCCTATGTAAATACTCTAGACAATACTTTTTTGAATTCTAATTTTAGATTAGATAGAGAATTCTGGATTGGGACTGGAGATGGAAACATGAAATCTTTATATCAACCAGAAGATTATGAACCATATCAATACTTTTATAGAGAGGTAGATTATGTCTAAATTTAGGTCTTGTGGTGAATGTACTGCTTGTTGTTCTTGGTTAGTTGGTGATGCTTTTGGATGGGAATTTGGATGTGGAAAATCATGTAAATTTTTAGAAGAAGGTAAGTGTGGAGTTCATAAGGCACGACCAGAGGTTTGTAGAAATTATCAGTGCGCCTGGAGTCAATATTTACTTCCCGAAGAAATGAGACCTGATAAGTGCAATGTATTAATTTCCGTAGAACAAAATGAAAATGGTCAGTATCTAAAGGTTCTTCCGATAAATAATAAAGAAATAAGTAACGAAATGGTAGAATGGTTAAAAAATTGGAGTGAGAAAATGAATACTCCAATAGTTATTTCCAAGTAAAAATATTCCCACTCCAATGCCAACATTTTATAACTTTACACAAGACGGTCTTAGATATAGTTTTGATGATGTTTTTGTTAAGGCAGATCCGTTTCGTCAAGGAAATTTGTGGAACTGGGGTAGGGGCGTAGCAGGAGCTCTTGGAAATTATACTGGTCCTTCTTTTGTAAGTACTCCGACTACTACATTTGTTGGTGGTAGTAATTGGAAACAAGTAAGTACCGGAGGTCTTCATACAGTAGCAGTCAAAACCGATGGAACCCTATGGACTTGGGGATATAATCGTGATGGGCAACTTGGAAATGCATCAACAACCATTAGAGATACTCCAGTAACTACATTTTCTGGAGGAACTGATTGGAAACAAGTAGAAGGTGGATGCACTCATACAGTAGCTATTAAAATTGATGGGACTTTATGGACCTGGGGGCAAAATGATCAGGGACAACTTGGAGTATATGGTAGGGTTAATTCATCTACTCCAATCACTACTTTTGTTGGAGGAACTAATTGGAAGTCAATTGCTGCCGGATATTCGTATTCTTCGGCAATTAAAACCGATGGAACTTTGTGGTCTTGGGGGTATGCTTATTTTGGTCAATTAGGTACAGGACCAACTTATACACCTATTAGATCCACCCCACAGACAACATTTGCCGGAGGAACTAACTGGGCAGATACTCCAACAACTAATCCTGAAGATCTTTATACCTTAAGTGCTGGAAATAATCATACGGCAGCAATCAAGACTGATGGAACCCTATGGACTTGGGGTGAAGCAAATGTAGGAAAACTTGGAAATGGTGCTACAGCAACTTCTGGGCAAAATTTTGTAACCACTCCAATCACCACCTTTGCTGGAGGGACCAATTGGAAACAAGTAAGTGGTAGTGGAGATTATAAGGCAGCAATTAAAACCGATGGAACCTTATGGACTTGGGGTTTTGGAAGTTCTGGTCAACTTGGAAATGCAGTTACAACAATTAGTATATCAACTCCTATTACAACATTTGCCGGAGGAACCAACTGGAAACAGGTAAGTGGTGGAGGTTCGACTATGGCAGCAATCAAAACTGACGGAACCTTATGGACTTGGGGTAATGGAACTAATGGGCGACTTGGAAATGGAGTAACAACAGGTAATATATCAACTCCAATCACCACATTTGCAGGAGGAACTAATTGGAAGCAAGTAAGTACTGGTGGTGCTCATACCACAGCAATCAAAACTGATGGAACCTTATGGGCTTGGGGTCGTAGTTTATTTGGAGGACTCGGAAATGCAGCAGTAGCAAATAGTTCCACTCCAGTCACCACCTTTGCTGGTGGAACCAATTGGAAACAAGTGAGTTCTGGTGGTTATCATACAGCAGCAATTAAAACTGACGGAACTCTTTGGATTTGGGGTGGTGGTCCAATTGGAACCCTTGGAAATACTGATGGGGGTAATAGTTCCACTCCAGTCACCACCTTTGCTGGTGGAACCAATTGGAAACAAGTGAGTGCCGGAAATAGACATACTGCGGCAATCAAAACCGATGGTACTCTATGGACTTGGGGCATTGGTGAAACAGGAGAACTTGGAAATGCTAATGGATTTCTAGATTTTGACACCCCTACCGAGTATTTTTCCGCATCCACTCCAATCACAACATTTGCCGGTGGTAACAACTGGACACAAGTCATTGCTGGAAATTCTCATACGACAGCTTTGAACAATAATAATCAATTGTATACTTGGGGATATGCTCGATATGGTCAACTTGGAGATACATTTTATGTTCAAATTAATGATATTCCGAGAAAAGTAGGAGGAGACACTAACTGGAAACAAGTATCTTGCTCATATCATTCCTCTGCAGCAGTCAAAACCGATGGAACTTTATGGACTTGGGGAGCTAATGGGCAAGCTCAACTTGGAACTTCTAAATTATATCAGAGTAGTGCCGAACCAATCACCACCTTTGCCGGAGGAACAGACTGGAAACAAGTCAGTGCTGGTGGATATTACACCGTAAATATGATGGCAGCAATTAAAAATGATGGAACCCTATGGACTTGGGGTAATGGGTATTATGGAATACTTGGAAATGCAAAGGCACCTCTTTCTAGTGCTCCCGATATTGAACTTTATGTATCCACTCCGATCACCACCTTTGCCGGAGGAGCAACTTGGAAACAAGTGAGTTGTGGTGGATATCACATGGCAGCAGTTAAAACCAACGGAACTCTTTGGACTTGGGGAAGTGATACACAAGACCAATTGGGCACTGGATATCAATTTGCTCAAGCAGGCATTACTTATGCATCCACTCCGGTTACAACATTTTTGGGTGGAAGTAATTGGAAGTCCGTTGGTTCTTCTGGAGGATATCGTGTTTGTGCCATAGAAAGCGTTGATCCTACTTATAATCTACCGGATTTGTTTAGTTTATTTACTTGGGGTTATGGGCAACTTGGACAACTTGGAAATAATGATGTATCGGGTGATAGATCCACTCCAGTCACCACATTTGCTGGAGGATCTAATTGGAGACAAATAAGTTCTGGGAGAGAACATGTAGCAGCAATCAAGATAGATGGAACTCTATGGACTTGGGGAAGAGGATTTAATGGAGTTCTTGGAACTAGAGATACGATTAATAGATCAACTCCAGTAACTACATTTGCTGGAGGAACTAATTGGAAGCAAGTTAGTGTTGGAAATTTATCTCACATAGCAGCGATAAAAACCGATGGAACTTTATGGACTTGGGGTAATGGACAATCTGGGGTTCTTGGAAATGGAATTACGACAGGTATTAGATCTACTCCAGTTACCACCTTTGCTGGTGGAACTAACTGGAAGCAAGTGAGTGCTAAAAATGCTCATACTGCAGCAATTAAGACTGATGGAACTCTGTGGATTTGGGGTCCGAGAGATTTTGGAAAACTTGGAAATGCAACTATATCAGGTAGCGTATCTACTCCAGTCACAACATTTACCGGAGGAACCAATTGGAAACAAGTCAGTGTTGGAGGTGATCATACAACTGCAATCAAGACCGATGGAACTTTATGGACTTGGGGATTTGTTTACGGTAGTGTTTCTTCTGGGTTTAATGTAACTATATCAACTCCGGTCACCACATTTGCTGGAGGAACTAATTGGAGATATGTCAGTGCTGGAGATTTACATTCAGCAGCAACCAAGACCGATGGAACTTTATGGACCTGGGGTTATGAAAGTGAGGGGCAACTTGGAACTAATGGTACGATCAATAGTAATAGTTACACCCCAGTAACTACATTTGCCGGAGGAACTAATTGGAGACAAGTCAGTGCTAATAGAAATAGTACAGCAGCAATTAAGACTGATGGAACTCTATGGACTTGGGGAGATAATGCCTTTTTACAACTTGGAAATGCTACTACTACTAATAGATCAACTCCAGTTACAACATTTGCCGGAGGTACTAACTGGGAACAAGTCAGTTCTGGAAGTCGCCTTGTAGCAGCAATTGCAAAAAATTAATCACAATTTGTGCTATAATATATAATAAAAAGCAATAAAATATGAGAACATTGTATTTTCTTGGAGGTCTTCCGAGAAGTGGATCTACTTTACTTGGATCACTTTTAAATCAACATCCAGACATTTATGTATCACCAACTTCTCCTTTGGGTGATGTTGTAACTGATATTGAAAAATCATTCAATAGACTTGATATTCAATTTACTTTTGATCGCAAGAAAATCTCTTATAATGTTTATAAAGCAGTTCTTGCTAACTTTTATAATCATATTCCAAAATCAACAATCCTAGATAAACATAGATTTTGGGGAAAGAACCTTGATACAGTTCAGATATTTCTTTCCAATAAACCAAAGATTGTAGCAACATATCGTTCTATTCCAGAAGTTCTCACATCTTATATTTCATTGATTGAAAGAACAGATCATAAAGAAAATTTTATTGATAATCATTTAAGAAAAGATAATTTACCAATCACAAATAATAATCGTGCCGAATATATTTGGAGATATTATGTTTCTCCTTCTTATGAGAGTATGATTTATGGACTCAATAAATATCCAGATTGGGTCCATTTGGTTGAATATAATAGTCTTGTAGAAAATCCAGAAGAAGAACTCAATAAAATCTATGAGTTTTTAGAAGTTCCTTCTCATACAAATACATTTAACAATATTGAAAATGCCTGCGGAGAACAGAAAGATGATCAGTGGGGTCTTCTTGGTCTTCACGATATAAGACCAAATCTTTCTAAAATTTCTCAAAATCCTATTGATGTCATAGGAGAGGAAAATGTAAAAATTTATTCTAAATTTGATTTATGAAATCTCATTTATTAGTAGTTCTTCAAACACATTCAAAAGGAAATAGAGACGACTCTCAAGTAAGATATTGTAATGCTCCAAAAATAGAAGTCTGTTCTCGATGTGTATATTCCTTGATTGATAGTTTAAATTATGCACAAGAACAATATCCAAATTATGAAATAGAATTACAAATCTTTGATGATCATTCGGATCAAGAGTTCCTAGATATTCTTCAGAGACTTATTGATACTGCAAAATTTAAAATTAACTTAACACATCTTGAAACTTATGGTATAATGCCTTCTATACTTCGTTGTTATGAGCACGGAAGAGACTATGGAAGTGACTGGGTGTATTTTGTTCAGGATGATTTTCTACATCAACAAAATTCAATTGAACTAATGATACATGCAATTAATCAGTTCAGTTGCAACCTGAGTGCTCCTGCAAGTGTGTTTCCTTTTAATAAACCTGCAGAGTATCACCAGGCAGAAAATACTGCAGTTCCTTGCCAAATTGTAGTGTCAAAAGATAGATACTGGAGAACAAACATTCATCCAGCATTCACATTAATGACACATATTGATATTATAAAAAAACATTGGGATTTGTTTTATAAAATGGGAACAAGCGAAGTATCAGAAACAATGGAATTGGACAGTGTTTGTAAGATTTATTATGAGAAAGGATATTACTGCTTTACACCTATTCCATCATTAGTTCTTCACATGCAGACAGAATGGGATAAGGATTTCTTTATTGATTGGAAATCTTGGTGGAATGAATACAGTTTAGATAAGTTAGAAAATTATGTTTAATCACATACCACTACCAAATCCTGGTGTAACATCAGGTATTCTTCCTGAAGAACTTTACGATATTCTTATGAATGAGATTGAAGAAATTCAATCTGATTGGAAAAATCATGAAAAATGGAATGATGGACTTGCCGGAAATATAGAAAAGCAATTTGGTCTTCCAAAGTCTCTTCCATATCTTGAACCATTTATGAATTTGATGTGTAAGTCTTATGGTGAACATTGGAACTTTTTAAGAAAGACTGGAGATTTTCATTTTGAATCTGGAAATCTTTGGGTCAATTTTCAAAAAAAGAATGAGTTTAATCCGGTTCATCATCATGGAGGAACATTCAGTTTTGTTTGTTGGTTGAAGGTTCCATACAAAGTGGAGAATGAATTAAATGCTCCTCATGTAAAAGAGTCAAAAAATAAAGCGGCATCAGCGTTTCAATTTTTATATCCAAATATTCTTGGAAATTTAACTCTTGAAACCTTATATGTTGATCATGATTGGGAAAGAAGAATAGTGTTATTCCCGGCACACTTATCACATTGCGTTTATCCATTCACTACAAGTGATGATTTTAGAATTTCTATCTCCGGTAATTTAGTATGAAAAAAATTCAAGTATTTTTAAGGCATTGTTATTATTCCAAAATTCAAGAAAGTCCCGGAAAACAAAGACCAAAATGGTGGGATAAAGAAAAAGTATTTCAGAATTTTAAGAACACCCTGAATCCAGAAACGACAGATTATACAATCGTATATGATGAGCATTATGGAGAAAGGCAAGATACATTCCTAAAGAATGAATCCAATGTTTATGAGGTCGATTGTGGAAAAGAATCTCAAAGTTTTATTAAAACAGTAAATCATATTCTTTCCCAAAACTTTGATGACGAAACTGTAATTTATTTTGTAGAAGACGATTATGTCCATCGTTCTGGTTGGGATAAAATTCTTTTGGATGGATTTACCTTACCAGTTGAGTATGTAACTCTTTATGATCATGGTGATAAGTATCAGGAGATGTATAAGGATTTTATGACCAAGGTTCTTCATACTGAATTATCTCATTGGATGCCGGTTCCATCCACAACTAATACCTTTGCAACTAAATTTAAATTTTTAAAAGAAGACAAAACGACTCATATCAAATACTCAATAAATTATGAACCATCATATGATCATGGTAAATTTTTGGAACTACATAGTAATGGAAGAAATTTAATATCTTGTATTCCTGGGTATTCAACACACTGCGAATCAAATTTATTATCACCCTGCATTGATTGGAAATCGTA